ACCAAGGGCGAACTGGAGGTAACAGATACTTAACTAATTGGAATAACTTCCATACATTAAGACTATATGCTAGAGGTGAACAACCTGTACAGAAATACAAAGATGAGTTGTCTATTAATGGCGATTTGTCTTATCTTAATTTAGACTGGAAACCAGTACCTATCTTATCTAAGTTCGTGGACATCGTAGTTAATGGTATATCTCAAAAGTCTTATGATATTAAGGCTTACTCTCAAGATCCTAGTTCGGTTAGAAGAAGAACTGAATATGCAAGCAAACTTCAAGAGGATATGGTTGCTAAGGAGTATTTAGACAATTTAAAGCAAACACTAGGTATTGATTTATATCAATCACCAAGCGGAGTTGTAGTTCCAGAATCTAAGGAAGAGCTTGAATTACATATGCAGCTTAGCTATAAGCAATCAATTGAAATAGCGGAAGAAGAAGCTATATCAACTGTGTTTGCTCAAAATAAATATGATCTTGTAAGACGTAGATTAAATATGGATCTTACAACTATTGGTATTGCTGCTGGTAAAACTAATTTTAATACAGCTGAAGGAATTACAGTTGATTACGTTGATCCTGCTTATATGGTTTACTCATATACAGAAGATCCAAACTTTGAGGATATATACTATGTAGGTGAAGTAAAATCTATAACAATTCCAGAGCTTAAAAAAGAGTTTCCTGGTATATCAGAAGAGGAATTAAAGAAAATACAAGAAACACCTGGAAATAGACAATATATAACAGGTTGGGGTAATTACGACGAAAACACTGTACAGGTTATGTACTTTGAATACAAGACTTACCATAATCAAGTATTTAAAATAAAGCAAACAGATTCAGGTTTATTAAAAGCTTTAGAAAAGCCAGATACATTTAATCCGCCTGAAAATGACAACTTTGAAAGAGTTTCAAGATCAATAGAAGTTTTATATACTGGCGCTAAAGTTTTAGGAACTAATACTATATTAAAGTGGGAGTTGGCTGACAATATGTCTAGACCAATGGCTGATACAACTAAAGTTGAAATGAACTACACAATATGTGCTCCTAGAATGTATAAGGGACGCATAGAGTCTGTTGTAAGTAAATGTATTGGATTTGCAGATATGATTCAACTAACACATCTTAAATTGCAACAGGTAATGTCTAGAATGGTACCAGACGGTGTTTATTTAGATATGGATGGTTTAGCTGAGGTTGATCTCGGTAATGGTACTAATTATAATCCTGCAGAGGCATTAAATATGTATTTTCAAACTGGTTCTATCGTAGGTAGATCAATGACACAAGACGGTGATATGAACCCAGGCAAAGTACCTATTCAAGAACTTAATAGCTCTAGCGGTCTTGGCAAAATACAAGCCCTTATTCAAACGTATCAATATTATTTACAAATGATACGTGATGTGACCGGGTTAAACGAAGCTAGAGATGGAAGCTCTCAAGATAAAAATTCGTTAGTAGGTCTTCAAAAAATGGCTGCTAATGCATCTAACGTTGCAACTAGACACATAAAGCAAGCTAGTTTATATCTTACGTTAAAGCTAGCAGAAAACGTGTCTCTTAAAATAGCAGATGCTTTATATTTCCCATTAACAGCTGAATCACTTAAAAACTCTATATCGACTTTTAATGTTGAAACATTACAGCAAGTTATTGATTTAAACCTATACGACTTTGGTATATTCTTAGAGTTAGAGCCAGATGACGAAGAGCAGGCTAAGTTAGAAGAGAATATACAAGTTGCATTGGGTCAAGGCGGTATAGACCTTGAAGACGCTATAGATTTAAGACAAATTAAAAATCTTAAGCTAGCTAATCAAATGCTTAAGGTTAAGCGCAAGCAAAAAGCTATTCAAGATCAAGCTAATCAACAAGCTAATATACAAGCTCAAGCAGCTGCACAAGCAGAAACTGCTGAAAAAACAGCAATGGCTGAAGTTCAAAAACAAGAAGCTATATCAGGTTCTAAGGTTCAGTACGAGCAAGCTAAATCTCAAATGGAGATAAACAAAATGCAAATAGCAGCTGATTTAGAAAAAATTAAAATGCAACAAAAGTTTGAATATGATATGCAATTAAAGCAATTGGAAATTCAAGCTATGCAACAAAAAGAATTAACTATAGAAGATAGAAAAGATAAACGTAGCAAAATGGAAGCTACACAGCAAAGTGAAATGATAAGCCAGAGACAAAACGATAGCTTACCTAAGGACTTTGAAAACGAACCCGATATGGGTATGCAAGCTTTCATGTAGAAAGTAAACAATTTTTTAATTATATTATATTATGTCAGAAGTAAAAACAAATGAACCTGTTAAACAGGAAGGTGAGTTTAAAATCAAAAAGAAAACTCCAAAAAAATTAACAACACCAAGTAGTGAACCTGTTAAAGTTAGTCTTAAAGAACCTTTAGTAGAGGTTCCAGCAGAAGTTACAAAGGTGGTAATACCTAAAGAAGAAGAAAATGCCATTCAAGTCGGAGAAACAAAGGAGGTTCTTGTGGAAGAACCACCCGGAGATAGCATTGAAGTGGGAGAACAAGTACAAGAGCCCAGCGAAGCTACTAAAGAATTTACACCAATCAAAGAAGTTGAAGTAACTAAAGTAGAAGCTGAGGTAAAAGAAGCTTTAAGAGATGAGAAAGTATTAGGTAGGCAGTTACCTGAAAACATCGAAAAACTAGTTAGCTTCATGGAAGATACTGGTGGAACTGTAGAAGATTATGTAAGATTAAATGCAGATTACTCTAATGTAGATGAAAAAACATTATTAAAAGAGTATTACAAAAAAAATAAACCTTATTTAGATAATTCAGATGTAGAGCTTCTTTTAGAAGATTTTGAATATGATGAAGATTTAGATGAGGACAAAGATATACGCAAAAAGAAACTTGCGTTTAAAGAAGAAGTTGCAAAAGCTAAAAACTTTTTAGAGGAAACAAAGGCTAAGTATTACGATGAAATCAAGTTGAGATCAAACGTAAATCCTGAGGCTCAAAAAGCTACAGACTTTTTCAACCGATATAATAAGCAACAAGAAATAGCTCAGCAACAACACGAGCGATTTAAAGAAAGTACTAAACAGCTTTTCAGTGATGGTTTCGAAGGTTTCGATATCAAAGTCGGTGACAAGAACTATAAGTACAATATTCAAAATCGTGAAAAAGTTGCAGAAAATCAATCAAACATTAATAACCTTGTCGGGAAGTTCCTAGACTCTGATGGTAATATTAGTGACGCGAAAGGTTATCACAAAGCTATGTACGCTGCTGACAACGTGGATAAGATCGCTGCTCATTTTTACGAGCAAGGAAAAGCTGAAGCAATTAAAGAAGTTATGAACAAATCTAAGAATTTAAGTGATACCAAAGCTAGGTCTTCACAAGGAGATGTTTTTATAAACGGATTTAAAGTTAAAGCAATAAGCGGTCAAGATTCATCAAAACTAAGAATTAAAACAAAAAAATTTAACTAAAAAAAACAAACAATTATGAGTTTAACTCCTCAATTTGGGTCTATTGTCCCATCTCAAGTACAAGCTTTGTTGCCATCTAACTACTTACAGTTTAACAATGGCGCAAATGACTTCGCACAACAGTACTTACCTGAAATCTACGAACAAGAAGTAGAGCGTTACGGAAACAGAACTTTATCTGGATTCTTACGTATGGTTGGAGCTGAAATGCCAATGACTTCTGATCAAGTAATTTGGTCTGAACAAAATAGATTACACATCTCTTACGCAGGCGTTGCTTCTGGAGCAGATGGTGGTGGACCAGGTACTACTGACAACGTTTTAACTGTTGGAGCTGCTGACACTAATGTGATTTCTATTTCTGATACAATCGTTGTATTAGATCCTGCTACTGGATTAGAAGATAAAGGATATATTACTGGATCAACTACAGGTGTAGCTGGAACTGTAACTTACCAATCTTATACAAACGTTGGACTTATTGCTCAAGGATTCACTGCAACAGGTCTTAAGATCTTTGTATATGGTTCTGATTACGCAAAAGGTTCTAACTTAGCTGGTGTAGCTGCAGGAGCTGGTGCTCAAAACGCTAACACAAGAGTAAGTGTTGATCCTTCTTTCACACAATATTCTAACTCTCCAATCATTATCCGTAACCAATATACAGTATCTGGTTCTGATATGGCACAAATCGGATGGGTTGAAGTTGCAACTGAAGACGGAACATCTGGTTACCTATGGTATTTAAAAGCTGAATCTGAAACTCGTTTACGTTTTGAAGATTACTTAGAAATGTCAATGGTAGAAGGTGAGTACAACCAGGTAACTGGTACGCTTGGAACAAACCCTGGAACACAAGGTTTATTCTCTGCTATCCAAACTCGTGGTAACGTAGAAGTAGGATTTACTGCTGCTGCTGGACTTGATGAATTTGATGCTATCCTTAAGAATTTAGATACTCAAGGAGCTATTGAAGAAAACATGTTATTCTTACAAAGACAAACATCTCTTGATTTTGACGATATGCTAGCTGCAATCTCTGGTGGAAACGCTGGTGGTACTGCTTTTGGTTTGTTTGAAAATTCAGAAGAAATGGCTTTGAACTTAGGATTTAGCGGATTCCGTAGAGGATCTTACG